TGACTATTCACACGGCCGGCAGCGGTGGTAGTTCCGACACGACAAGCAACGAGAGCCAGCACCAATGTGGTGGGGCGGGGCAGGAACCTTGCTCGAACGGTCCGCCGGCGTGTCCGGCTGGTGAGGTTTGGAGCGGGGCCGGGTATTGTTATAGCCCTACTCCGCAATGTTCTTCTGGGTCACATTGGGACGGGTCTAGCTGCGTCGGCAACGGCAATCCGACGTGCCCGGCGGGGCAGTCGTATCAGTACGGCGTGGGCTGTACCGGCGGCGCTCCTGTGACGTGTCCGGCGAACACTACGCTTGTTAACGGGCAGTGCATCGGGTCGCCTTCGTGTCCGTCGGGTACATCGTGGGACGGTGCCGAGTGTCGCGGCAAGGAGCCGCCTGCATGTCCAGCCGGTCAGGTGGCTGATAGCGACGGCGTTTGTCATCCGGGTAACTGCCCGGTCGGCTGGACTGTGCAGAACGGGATGTGCGTGCAGAATCCGCCCACTTGTCCGACGGGTCAAACCGAAGTGAACGGCGTGTGCGTCGACTCGTGTCCTGACGGTCAAACGAAGGTGAACGGGACGTGTCAGCAAATCGCCAGCAATGATTGTAACGGCGGCACGGTTAGCGGGTCTGGGTCTACGGCCATCTGTACGTGCCCCACGGGTCAGACATTGATCAACGGCACTTGTGCTACGCACTCGGAAGTGGCGTGCGTGAACGGTACCGTTATCAACGCGGCGTGCGTCTGTCCGTCTAACCTGACGCTGATCGCGCCCGGTGTTTGCGGATACGGCACGCCCAGCAACGGCGGCGGCAGTCCGGGCGGTGGCGGTGGTCCAGCTCCAGGCGGCGGTGGCACGGGCGGTGGAACAACGGGGGGTAACAACAACAACGGCTGCGACGCCGGTCCTCAGTGCAGTGATAGTGCGGACGGCGGTGGGACTTGCGACGGCCCGCCTCCGTCTTGCACGGGTGACAGCGTGTCATGCAACGCTCTGTTTCAGGCGTGGTTGACGCGTTGTGTGTTCGAGAAGGAGAAGGGCACCGGTCCATCGGATGACACGCTGAATGCTGCTACGAAAGACCCGGGTAGCTCGGACAAGACCATCGACGGTACAAGTTTCGATTCTTCGGGTTCGGGGCTTCCTATGGACGCGGCGTGTGCGCTGGTGCCGGACACTGTGGTGTTAGGCGTCACGTTGCATTTTGAGTCTGTTTGGTGCGACCTGTTCTCTTGGATCGGTCAGCTCGTAGAGATTTTGGCGTACTTGGTCGCCGCTCGTATTTGCGCAAGGGGATAAAGCCATGCCGCTTTTTGCTGCGTTAGCTCGCTGGATCGTTTTGCTGCTTGCGTCGTTCGGTCCTCGGATCGTCGCTACGCTGCTGTTCGCGTTCGGGGTGAACTTGGTCGTTCAACATTTCGTGATGCCTGATGTCACGGGCGCAATAAATAGTCGTATGAGCGGGATCCCCCAGGTTGCGCTGCAGGTGCTCACCGCGTTACATGTACAGAACGCAATTACGATCATTCTGTCCGCCATCGCGATTACTATGACGGGTCGCGTGGCGCTCCGGAAAATCGGGTCGTGATCACGATTATTTCCGGACTTCCCGGCAACGGGAAAACGTTGCTGGCCGTTCGTATGCTGCAGGAGCGGAAGGCGCAGGGTAAGTTGGCTCTGCACAAAGGCATCAAGGATTTAAGCCCCGCGATTGCGGACGAGTGGCCGGAGGAGTTGGAGAACTGGCCGAAGTTGCCGCCCGGCACTTTGCTGGTGGTTGATGAAGCTCAGGACTACGCGAAGTCGAACGGTAAGTGCGGCTCGCCGCAGTGGGTCCTGGACCTGAGTAAGCACCGGCACGCGGGCGTTGATTTCGCGTTCATTACCCAAGACCCGCGTTTTTTGGACCCGTGGATTCGCAGGCTCGCGAACTGCCACATCCATCTGGCGCGTAAGTTCGGCAGTGAGATGAGCGTGCAACACCAGTGGGACCGGTGTCACGAGGACCCCACGGACTATCATTCGTTGCAAGCATCGAGCAAGGGACTTTTCCGTTATCCGAAGGAGTTGTATCAAGTATACAAATCAGCAACGTTGCATCAGGTGCAGCGACGGATACCGAAGAAGTTGTACGCGGCGCTGGCGCTGATCCCGCTGGCCGGGTTTCTGCTGTGGTACGGACTGCATAGCTTCGTGGGCGGTGCTAAGACGCAGCCAACGAGCTCGGCGAAACTGAAAACAGACACGGGCACGTCGCCGACGTCCACGGGACAGAAGGCGACGACGGCAGACGAGTACATAAAGCAATTCACGCCGGTCGTGAAGGCGTGGCCATGGTCCGCGCCAGCGTTTCGCGATATGAAGGCCGCGGATTATCCGGTCCCGTATTGCATGGTGATGGAGCTTGGCACCGGTAAGGATTGCAAGTGCATCACGCAACAGGGCACACGGTACAATGTGGATAAAGCAACTTGTATAGTAATCGCAACTGATGGTGTTTTCGATCCGTTTCACTCGACGCGTCGTGACCTGGATCGAGATAGGCGTTCGGCTGATAGAGAGGCAGGAGAGGCGCGGCAACAGCCGCAGGCTGCCGCGCCTCCTTCTGTGTCCGGTGGTGGTGGCGAGCGTTCGTCCTCCGTGGCGTTTTCGTCGTTTCGTGCTGGACCGACGCAGAACGCGTCTGGTCCTATTCCTTCGACGGTGGGCACCTTACCTGCTGAACAAGGTGGGGTTGGTCGGGGCCGTTAACCTAAACGGCGCGGGCCGCGTCAGTGCCATTGTCGAGGTGTTATTCTCTCGACTATGCGACTTGCGCTTTTCATCGCCGTTGGCGTTTTCCTCGGTCTCTTTGCGTGGTCGCGCTATGAGAGCTGGGTGGCTGCTCGTGCCATGTCTGAGTGGTTTCAGCAGTTGCAACGTGGTTTGTTGAAGTATCCCGATCATCGGCCGGTGATTACGGCCGTAAATCCTCGATCGAGTGTTCCTGTTGGTCCACGTGTTGTTTGGGTTCCCTTGCGTTCGGATCAGTCGTGCGTTAACGGCTATGTGTTGTTGCGGACGATGTCTCAGGGCGTTACATCGATTGTGGATTACAGGGAGAACAATGCTCGTGTGCATTGTTCTGGCAACAGTCGTCCTCTTGAGGTTCACTGAATTTGCGCCAAGCGTTGCGTAGGGTCTGCGGTGTGAACCGCAGACCTTCGGGGCCGATGAGTTTGTTTCCTTGTAGCTTCCAGCCGGTCCAATAGCCTGTGAGTTGGTAATGGCCGTCGACCTGTTGGCGGTGGACCTTGGCTGCGCAGCTGTTTGTTATGCGGCCAGTCGGCTTGCAGCAGGGTGGAAACTCCATGAGGTTATCCCCGTAACTTTTTGGAAAATCCAATGAAGCAAGTTCAGTGCCTTGCGCACCTTGTAGTGACGCCTTTGTATACTATGCGTATCATTATGTAAAAATGTATTTGTGGAAAACTGTAATTCTTTACAGTAGACGTCTCGGCTTATTAGTGTTACCAGCAGCAGTGCCGCTATTTTTGACCACGCCTTGAGAATCTCTCGCAGGACGGGGCTATCTGTTCTCGGCACTACGAGTTTGCCGGCAATTGCCTCCGGTTTGAGGTTCGCGAGTCGCGCGAGAATTAGCGCGCCTTCCAGTGTGATCTGAAGTTCTCCACGTTGCCACTTGCTGATTTGCGCGTGGTCTAGCCCTGCGCGCTGTGCGAGGGCTCTCAGTGATGGGCTTTGTGTAGCCGTTTGGGCGGCCTGTACGAGTTCGGCGGCGTCCATTGCTTTCCCCGTTTTGCGGTGATGGTTGACACCATAGTCGTTTTCGTGGTGACATTCATCCCCGCGGTGATACTTGTCACCGTCCTCTGAGCGGGGTGGGGTATGGGTTTCTTCGTAGCTGTGTCTCTGTTCGGCCTGGTCGCTACGTTGGCGACTATCGGCTTGCATCGTGTGCTTGTGGTTTTTTCCGGTGGCCGCTGACGGGTTCGTCTTTGTGGCGACAGTCCATGCCGATGGTTTCCGGGCGGGGCAGTCGTTAGCGTTGACTGTGCCGGTTACCGCTGCAATTCGTGGGTTCTTCTTCCCAGAACAGCCGGACATGTTCGGCGGTGACGTGCGCGGCTTATTCGTCGTTCGCCGGGCGTCGCTGCCGATCTATGAGCGGGTGATGTTCCACCGTGACGTGCCGGAGTTCTGGCGCGGTTTCGTGGACGGTTTCGAGGACGGGCGGACGTGACGCGGCATCAGTTCCGCAGCGCGATCCTCGCCGGACAGTGGCTTCTCGGCTTTGCGACCGGCTACATCATCGGGCGGATTTCGTGATGCGCGCGAGCGAAGCGAGCGCGGGGCTTGTCCTTTCTACAACAAGTTGTAGTGGACCCATTGAAATCGACCCGTTTCATTGCAGGGCCTTGCGTTCACGGAAGGGTTTGCTCACTTCCGGGCGGCTGCTCGACGAGGCTGCAAGGCGCAACGGTTTCCGCACGCGCGCTTGGTTCGTGACGTTGACGTATCGCGATGGCGTCGATTGGGCGCCGCGCCAGGTGTCCGCGATGTTCAACCATCTGCGAGCGTGGTGCAGAGCACGGGGCGTCGTATTTCGCGCGCAGTGGTGTTTGGAGCTTACGCGCCGCATGCGCCCGCACTATCACGTGATTGTTTGGTTGCCGGCTCGCCTCGCGCTTCCCAAGGCCGACAAACGGGGTTGGTGGCCGCATGGCATGACGCAAACGGTCGTTGCTCGTTCGCCGGTCGGGTACTTGGCGAAGTACGCCAGCAAATTCACACCGGACTGCATGGCGGCGATGCCGAAGGGCGCGCGGGTTTCGGGTGTGAGCGGTTTAGAGCCGGAGGCGGCGCGCGAGGTTCGTTGGTGGAAAGCGCCGGCAGGCGCGAGGGAGTTACTCGGTGGACTTGCTGACATACGTGTTGCGCCGGGTGGTCGTGTGGATCGTGTATCGGGTGCTTTCTGGCGTTCTCCGTGGCGTGTCACGGTTGACGGCGGCGGGCGTGTCTTTGTTCAAAAAGTAGCGGAGTATACAAATGCAAACTAAGGTGATTATTCGTTCCACGAACGTGCGCGAGATGCATTCCAAGCGCACCGGGCAGGTTTTTTTCATGCAGTCGGCTGCGTTGGATAACGGGCACGAGTTCCCGTCGCCGTTCGATCTGTTCATCGAGAAGGATAAGGCCTATCAGCCGGGTGAGTACCTGCTCCCCGGCGACGCCATCTATGTAGATCGCCAAGGACGGTTGGCCGTGTCGGCGCGGAATCTGATTCCGCTCGCCGCGCCGGCTGGCGCTCCGAAAAAGGCGGCCTGAGTAGATCGCAGCGCATCCGCTTCGGGTGCGCTGTCGTGTGGTCAGGAGGGGCGGGGTTATGGGGCTCGTGGCGGTGTGCGCTCTTGTGCTGTTCATGGTGGTCGTCGTTACGGGTGAGCCGGAATGACGATCCAGTATTTCACGTGCGACGTTTCGAATATCCAGCCGGACGGGTCTTGCTCCCAACCCGTCTGGGTGGATGCACCGACAATCCTTCCGCCGTTGTCGGTCGAGGACGCTGGCCTGATTTGGACGGCTATCGCCGTTATGTGGTGCATTGGGTTCGGCGTTCGCGAAGTTAGGCGGGTTCTTTGGGGGCGTTAGGAGTAGGGAAATGTTGCAAGGTCTGAAAAAGGCCGCGAAAGCGGTGTGGCAGAAGGGCAAGACGGCTGTGGCCGCTTTGGGTGTCTCCGTAGGCGCTGCGGTCGCTCCGGCGACCTCGCACGCAACGGGCGGCTTGGACACCACGGCAGTACTTGCCGCGTTGACCGACATGCAGACGGCAATCGTTGCCGTCGGTGGCGCAATCATCGTGGTTGCTGCGATCGCGGTGTCCTACAAGTGGGTCAAGGGCATGCTGTTCGGCTGATGCCTGACGCGGGGCGGGGTGTGCGCACACCCCGAACCCGTCGATGAAAAAAACGCTGTTCCGGATCGATCCAGAGAGCGTTTTTTTAATTGACGAGGTATACAAGGTGAAGGAGTATACAAATGGAAGGGTGGATTTTGTTGCTCGGTGGCTTGGGTGCGCTCTGGCTTGCGTTGCAGGACTAGTGCACGGGTACACGCAGCAGAGTGACGCCGCTGCGGGGTGCGCGAGTTGGAACTCGAGTCTTGCGGCGGGTCTGCATCAGCCGGGTGGGGGTTGTACGGTGACGATAACGGAGCAGGGCTGCTATTTGGCTCCGGCGACGGATAGTAGGGGTAACGCGTGCGGGGGGGTAGGTGCGAAGTGTTACCAAGGGAGTTTTCGGGAGAAGGAAACTTGTACGAGTGGCTACACGGATAACAACTACTTCGGGCAAGAGAATATTTTTAACTTCACAACGTTCTCGACGTGTGCGGTTGGGACGGTGGCCGGGGTGCATTACAACCCGAACAGTCCTCCGCCCGGCACTATGTGCAAATCGGGTTGCGTGTACGCGGCGAATGGCAACGAGACGGACGTGCGGGTCGATCCGGGGGCTTTAGCGACCGGTTATAAGATGTATACATCGACGGGCGCGACGTGCTTTGGTCAGCCGGATACGAGTTGGCCTGACGGCCATATCTGCAACGTCGACACGGGTGTGTGCATCGATTACAACCCGTCGAACGGACACGGGACGTTCTGCGATTCGTCGGGTAATTGTCGTGACGTGCCCGAGTCGAACGGCGGCGGCTGTTCGTCGTCGAGCGGCGATGCCGTGTGCGGGGCTCCGGGTGGTGGAGCGGGCGCAGGCGACGGCGGCGGGGACGGTGGCGGCAGCAATCCCTCGCCGGGACCCGGCCCACAGAACCCGAGCGGACCGACACCACAACCGCCGAGCCCGCCGTTCTTGCCGAACTCGCAGCCCATCGCGAATTGGACCG